GGATTTGGAGGAAGAACCGATAATCATACACAAATCGCATCAACGCAGCAACACCCGTGTATAACACAGCCATTATTTCCTCTTCAATCTTGCCTTTTCTTTCTTCTCAGCTTCGATTCGCGTATCGATCAAAGCGAATAAAGCCGCTTTCTGTGCATCCGTGTATTCGGCAAGTTCCCACGGCAAGATCTTGAGTTTGTGGAGGGCGTAGTAAGCGTAATTCCACTCACCGTCGCCCTCCTTGATCAGTTTTTTACCTCTTCGATGCGGTCATTGATATCCCGGTCGAAACCATTGATCTCCTGCACCTTCTGCACAAGTGCCGCATATTCGCCTGCAAGCAGCATCTTCTTAAGCAGCTCCTCTGCGCCGATCACGCCGTAAGATTTCTGCAGCTCAGCATCTTTCAGATCCGGATATACCACGCTTGCCACAGCGATCTTGGCCAGATATACCTCGGGCTTCGTCTCTGGAATTCTCTGGCCGCCTTTGCCCTTCACGTACTGGGTCGAGGCCTTGCGCAACTCCTCATTTTCCGATTCAGAAAGCGACCGTATTCTCCACGGAATCGGGTTGCCATCTTCGTCCCTGAAACGTTCGGATACGACAAATTCCTCGGTGATCTCAGATACCGCCTGTTGTGCGAAAAAAGCCTTCAAACTGCTCATCTTCTGTCCCTCCTATAAATGAAAGGGCGCCTATATCAGGCGCCCGTGATTGTATTGAATTGGTTAATCAGTTCGACATCATTGAACGTGAACGGAAGTTCCTCTTCGAGCATGTCATCGCTAGTAGCATCGAACTTGGCGATGATCACACTGTCCAGATTGCACCCTTTCAGCATGACGGTTTGCTTGCCTGCGCTCGACTGAGGATCTTCATTGATCACCTGCAGATCGAACCAGAAGTCCTTGCCAGACTTGATATAGTCGATCATCAGCTTGCGGAAGAGCGATGTGACATAGTAAACCGTCATCGTACCGCTGCCGCTCCAACCCGCAGATCGCTTAGGGGTGTTGGTACGGCCAAGTACAGGTACGTCAACCTTGTTCTTCTCGATGGTTGCCTCCAGAGATTTCGCATAAAACAACTCTTCGACGCGTCCGTTAATCTTGATGTACGCCTTCGCCTGTTTGCCGGAAATCGCATTTCCTTCATGAAAATACATGTAACCTCACTCCTTATCTAACCGTTACGGTCATGTAAATTTTCTCGATCGAATCGACCGGTTGCACCCACTGATTGACAACGATCGCATCCGAGTCCGTGCCTGGCAACACCTCGATATCCGTCTGCGAGTCGAAGTTCTGGATGGCGTTCATGTTCTGATATTGGTTCGTGATGTTAATGCACTCACCCTTGAACAGATTCCGGCCATCGTCATCGTTCGGCACTTTCCCGATATAGGACTCGCTGAATACGCGCTTATAGTCATTGGCCAGTTGATCCAAGACACGAAGGACACGATTCTTGCGGAACGATTGGTTCTTCTCCGGTGTGAATGTTGTCAGCGTGTTAATGTCCTGCTCCACAACAGCCCGTCCATTCGATGCCGTGAATAGGAACTCACCTTCCTGCAGGGCGGAAACGATCTGGCTGTTCGTGTATTTTGGCGAAACGTCAACCGCTCCATCATATTCGGTATAGGTCAGTGATTCATTGGCCGCGGCACCGGCTGTTGCGCCCGCTACCCAAGCAACCGCCTGCGTAGCCGTCAGCGTTGTTCCATCTGCCAGCACCACCCCATTCTTGACACTGATCACGCCCTCATAGCTCGCTGTTGGATAGTTTTCCATAACAACTTGAATCTTCTTGCCCTCTTCATCGCGCAGCCGTTTGGCGAACGAGACAAACACTTCCTTGGTCATTTCGTCAGTTACCGTCAGGCCAATGGTCTGGAAATCATGCACCTCAATCGCAGCCATGTAATCGAGATAGTCCTGTGCGGTCACCGTACCATTGGCACCTCCTGATAGCGCCGTCCCTGCTGTCACAGTCAAATCGCCGGAACCGCTGAACGTCACCCATCCATTATCGACAAGATCATCGATGCCTGAGACCGTCTGCGAATGAACCTCGACGTTGTCCACCAGAGTTTTCACATCATACTTGGTATTGTTAGCAATGTTATGTTCAACCACAATCTTGATATCATTGCCTCGCACGCCGCCATGTTTCGCTGTAACGGTCAGGTCACCGATGGCAGCCGAAGCCTTCGTTCCCGCATTCAATCGGTACAAGAGCAACGTACGGGCCCGCTTCAGCGCTTCACGCACGAGCAGCAGTTGCGGAGCGGTGATCGCATAGCCGAGCACATCAAATGTATCGCTGCTGCCCTCAATCTCAATAATCTGCTTCGCCGGTCCCCAGCCAAGATGCAGCGGCATGCTGACGATGCCACGTTCACCAATTGTGCCAATCGCTTGGCGCTCGCTCTTAAAATTGATGTAAACACCAGGTCTGGTTTTGTTCTGCACTGTCCAATTTCCACCTGTCATGTTTATGACACCTTCCTTTTCTTGAAATCTTTGATCAACTTGTGTGCCTGATCGAGTGAGTAAGTTTCATCGTCTTTCATCAGCGCCCGCAGGATGTCACGTTCCACTTGCGTGAAAGTCGTAAGCTTCATAAACTGGCGCTTCGTAAATTTTGGAGCAACTGTCTTAGCCGTCACTTCAATCCCCCCTGCACGTCCAAGCTTGCCATCGCAGGATCACTGGACTTCGGCGCTGCGACGTGGACATCGTAATCGACATAGAAGTGCAACACGCCGTTAACAACTTCGAACTGCATTTTCGTCCCGCGTACCGGTCGCCCTGCAACTTCGATGAGTTGCAACACGGAAACCAACTGTTCCGCAACGTCGTACATTTCCTCATTCCCTGCCGTTGGCACATACTGCACATCGAATGGATGATGCCGTTTGTAACGCCTTCCCAGCTCCTGATCAATCGTCGATTTTAGGAGACGCACCAAGAAATTGGGCGGACTCAGACCCTGCTCGATCTCTTCACTGTACACCGGGATGTCCTGGAACGCAGCTTCAATCGCGGCGTGGACAGCATCACGGACATCATTGATTGTGATCTGCATGTTATCACCCCTGACCTACATCATCATGTTTGATCGCCCTCACCGGATCGCATGACCCGCTCTGTTCAGGACAGGATCACTTGCCTAGCAATGGCCTATCTGACAACTCCTCATTGGCACTCACCTCCCCCAGCATGTGTAACTCTTCAGGATGATTGTGCAGCTCCTGTCCACGAGCAACACCAAGGGCCCCGGAAGTCTCATCCGGGGCCCAGACAAGAAACGCCCTTGCATCATCTGCAAGAGCGTTTCGCATGTTATAACACAGAAGCCGCCCGATCTGATCGGACGGCTTTCATTCATTTCTTCACGGTACCATATTATCATGTTCACATTGACGCCGACAATGACCACTTTGTGACACGCTTGTCAGCCGTTTATTCGATGCCTTCTGCGCCAATTTTCCTCGCCGGGCAAGGCTTTGCAGCCTTTTCTCACTATCCGGTATGCGTGCAGTCCAGCGAGATTGTGACAGGCGATCCATTCCCCGCCATCTTATCTGCTTTCGCAGCGTGGCATCGGAGGACGCCTTCGATACAACTCTTCACGCTATCATATTAACATGTTCATAATGACAGCGACAATGTCCACTTTGTGACACGCTCATTAACTGATCAATCGGATGCCATCAACGCCAAATATCAAGCTGGACAAGGCTTCGCAGCCTCGGTTCAAATCCCGGTACACGGATCGTCTATCGATATTGTGACAGTCGCTCAATTCATCCACCGTTTTCTCGTCATCCGCGATGTACAGATAGTAGATGGTATTGAAACGTCTCAGNTCTTCCGGTTTCTTCGATCTCTCCGACAGGATACGATAGATCTCGATCATTCGGTCGATGTACTGTACCATGGCTGCTGTTCGCTCTTTATTCTTGATGATCGATTCGATCGCCATCTCATCCATATCCAGATATTCGAACGAGTTGGGATCTTTCAACTCCTCCAGCACACGAACGTTATCCGCGCAATGAATCTTGAACCTGCGATAGTTGCGCAACAGCAGCTTCGTATTTCTTAACCGTCGATCTCGTTTGACCTTGCTCTGCCTCTCCTGTTCTCTCTTGTAATACTCCAGCGCTGCTTCTGCAGCGATTTTGACGATTTCTTCTTTCGTCATATTGACCACCTCCATCAAAGTTTTCAAAGCGACATTTCGCTTCCTTTCTCATAGGTTGCACTGAATCATCACGATTCGTTCTGCCATTTGATATTTACCCCCTCTCATAAATTCGCAATTGCGTATTTGTAAGTAAATGTTATTCGCATTTTCGTATTATGTCAAGAACATTCCAAACAAAATATTCGAAGTTGCGTATTAAACCTGTTTACTTACTCGATCATCAGTTGTATATTAGTAGCAGATATTCGAATTTTCGAATTTGGAAAGGTTTGGTCATGCGATGAAGCGGTCCGAGGTCATTAAGAAGCTGATAAGCAAGAAAGGAATGAACATGAAGGAGTTTGCCGAGCACGTAGGTATCCCGTACACAACGCTGTATTCCATCCTGGAACGAGGAGTTGGCAGAGCGTCGATCGACAACGTGCTCAAGATATGCCGCGCCCTTGGCATAACGGCAGAGGATCTCGAGCAGATGGCGGAAGGGCGAGAGGTGGACTCCTATGCAAACCGCTTGTCGGATGAAGAACTCCTGACGATCGCGGCGCATCGAATCGGATATGAAGGAGAACTCACCGAACAGGAGATCAATCAGATCAAGAAGGCTATACGCATCGCACTCGATAAGGACTAGTAAACTTGATAAGGGGTGGGCCCATGAGTTCAAGCGTAGATGATATGATTCATAACTCTCCTGTCCCAATCGTGAAATCTGATCTTCCGGACAAGGTTAAGGGGTTATATGTCGAATCTCGCAACAAGAAGGCTATCCTGATCAATCGCTCTGTCAAACGGGCTGACGAAGAAAGATGTATCATCGCTGAAGAACTGGGACATTACTATACGAGTTCTGGTAATATTCTCGATCAAGAGAACCTGAACAATCGCAAACAAGAACAATTGGCTCGTAGCTGGGCGTACCAACACCTAATCCCGCTCTCCAAAATCGTACAAGCTTACCGCGACCATATATCCGGCAAACACGATCTGGCGGAATATCTGAACGTTACGGAGGACTTTCTGGAAGCCGCGATTGAGCGTTACAAACAGAAATATGGCGTGTACACCACTTATCAGAACTACATCATATACTTTGATCCGCTGGGCGTGGTTGAATCTATAGAATAGTTCGTAAAACATCATTTAATATCAAATTGGATTTTTTATCCATTTCCTCCTTGCAAGGCAGCCACAAGAATTAAAAAAAAAGAGCACCCTTTATGGATGCTCTTTGCTGTTTATAAAGACGGATCGGATTTTTTTCTTCATGTTTCTATACCTGGTTACATATTTCCAAGCTCTGGAACTAATAATCCTGTTAAGTCTTTCTTCTGTTAGTCGCAATTTATCATCTTTTTGACATATTTCTTTTACTACTGAATTAATCGTTTTTACTAAGTAGGGTGGGAAATGTTTCCCTAATTCTCCATGTTCAACGTAGTCACCTAAATCTAGTTCGTAGGAAATACGCAGGTTATCTAGATGATCCATAAATGGCTTTACATGATCTTGATAATGATGGTCACCTCTGCCTACATGTATATATAGATTTGGCGGATTCACGATAGGCAGATTTATCAATAATCCGTTCAGATAATCTTTTGATTCCTCATCGACACCTCCAGCGATATATGAAGCCACTCCACTTGCTGCAGGTAACCTTTCAACTAGATATTTTGCCAGGAAAATTTGAGGACCTCCAGAAATAACGTGGCCATAGGAATATTTAATTCCAAAATATAAAGCTGCAAATCCGCCTTTGCTTGAACCACCCAAAATAATCCGATCGCGTGTTATGTTATGTTCATTTGCAATCTTGGTAATTAATGAAACGACCGACATTTCAACATCATGAGTTCTGTTTTTCCCAAGGTAGTACGATGCTTTAGATTGATGCTCGTCATTATGATCATCCAGAATGAACAACTTATGACAGTCAACTTTACTCAATGTTTGAATATAGTTGTAGACTGGGGGCTTTCCTGGCGAAGAAAAGCCTGAAAAAATTACAACTAATACATTGATTTTTCCAATCTTATGGACGTATTTGATGTTCTTGACACCATTGAATATCTTTTCTCCATCAAAAACCATACCATATCCTCCTAATGGAGGTTATATCATATTAATCATATTTTTCCAACCCCTAAGTTGTTAGACGTTATCGAAATACACAAGACACCCATGGTGATTTTTCTGCACATAAAAAAATCCGAAGAATCAATCTACGGACTTCTATATTACTCCAATAATCATTTATTAAATTAACTAAACGGTATCAAATAATTTCGATACCGTTTAGCACTTATACACTCATATTTAGATTAACCTATACTGCCTTCCATTTCGAACTTGATGAGACGATTCATCTCAACGGCGTATTCCATCGGCAGTTCCTTCGTGAACGGCTCTATGAAGCCCATGACGATCATCTGGGTCGCTTCGGACTCAGAAAGACCACGGCTCATGAGATAGAACAGTTGCTCCTCGGATACCTTGGAGACCGTCGCTTC